CTTACGAATGATGTCATAAAATTCACTGATGCTATCAGCGGGCAACGCATCCAACCAGCCGGCGTTGACATCAGACAGGCTGAACACGCGCGCCTGGCCAGTCATCAGCTTATTAAATTCCTCGACCATGTTTCCGCCACTATAGCCAGTCTCAAATAGGTGGTTCACAATACTACTGGCTTGGCGCGGGTCAGTGATGCCCAAGGTTTGTAGAATGGGCGCCATCGTGTTCTGTAGAACGTCCTTGCCGGTCTTCTGTAGCGCATGGGTCACAGCGCTATAATAGACCCGTCCGCCCACACTCTCATCAATCTGACCATAGGCTTTCTTGAGTGGCGAGAAGATTCCCCCGGCGGCCTGCCCCGCGGCGGTCATGGATCCCGCTGCCCCTTCCATGCCGCGCACGGTTGGGTCTACTCCGTATAACCGAGACAGGTGTGCATTGCGGGCGTCGGCTGCCTTCAGCGAAAAGTTGCCATCGCCCAGAGCGCCAGCCACGCCACTGACATAATTGGTGGCCCAGCCGCCGGGATTGAGATAGATATAAATAGGCGATACAGTGCTACGCATCGCACCGCCCGCCGCCCCGATCCAACTCTTTTGCGCGTTGCCCGCTTGATCCGCCACGTTGAAATATTCGTAACCCTTTTTCTGCATAGCCTCAATGAACTCGTTGGCAAAGTCCATCTTATTCAGCAGCACGCCATTTTTGAGCGACTGGGCATTCTCTAGGAAATCATCGGCCATCTGCTGGAAGATGCGCAGGGGCGCCGCCTTGTCCCCGGTCAGGCCCAGTACTTTATACATGAGGTTGGTATCTTGCGCGCCATAATTGGAGAGTAAACCCATATTGCCAAAGCGCACCATGCCGGCATCATCGGCGCGATTCAATAGCCCTTCCGACTGGAAAAGATTGGCCGCCATGCCCTGGATCAGCTTGGCCGGATCTTGTGCGACCTGGCGCAACAGTACCTTTACATCGTGGACTGTATCCACATCACCCATTAGATTGGTGACGAATCGGTGCATCTTATCGGCCGCAATCTCAGAAGAGGCAGCGCCGGTTGTCCACCAGGAAGAGGGCTTATAAAGCGCCGCCGGATTGTAGCTTGAGCGCTCCGCCATGACTGCCGCTTTATTCTCTGGCGTCACTGCAAAGTCAAGCAACTTGGTTAGAATGGTCTCATCTTGGCCAACGACTTCCCCCGTAGCGCGGGTCAAGCGGCGCGCTGCTGGCGTCAGCTCGAGGAGTTGCAGCGCGCCGCCCGCCAGGTCGGTCACGTCCGGCTGTAGCAGCTCCATAATCATCTGCCGAGCGAGATTCGTGTTCTCATTCACTAGCGCTATGGGGCTGGTATTTTCAAGTTTGTAGGCTTGTGCACCGTAATCAGCGGCCTGGCTCATGAGTTCGCGTTTCGTGTCCTCATCAATCGCCGGATCTTGCGCCGCCTGCAAAGCCTGTTGCGCCTTCTGCGTTAGGCTGGTGACAGTGGTCGTCTGATCGCTGAGGGCGTCCATTGTCTTAGCCACGCTGGCCGGGTCCGCCCAGTTGAGCAAAGCCCGCCCCTGATTTTTTGCGATCTGTTCTGGCGTTAAGGCTTTCTCCTGGTCGGCGGTAGGGCGTAGCGCATCGACATAAGACTGTTGCGCACCCCAATAGGCATCCTTGATACTGCTCCAAAATTCAGCCGTTAGGATAGTGCCGGCTGCTGCGTCCTTAACCGCCTGGTCCCGCACGTTGGGATCGGTGATGGTTTCATAGGCTGAGCCTATCAGCGTGCCAAGAGTGTCAGTCCCCTCTAGTCCGACAGGCATTGTATTTAATGTGTCTTGTGCCGCCTGCATTCCGCTAGCCACGTTTAACAGTTGGTCTTTGGCCCAGGCGCCGGGGCTACTGCTTTCCAGTAGCGACCCCGCCGCCGTCAAGCCCGTGCCGAGCAGCGCCCCGCCAACCTCCATTGCATTCCCCTGGCCCACCGTTTGCTCTGCAAGCGATTGTTGTAGGCCGCCTACGGCGCCGGCCAGTGCGTTATATTTCTCGTCTGCCCATTCGCCCCAGCCTAAGCCTCCCACGCGCTGGCGTTCGGCGGCTCGACTGTTGACATCCTCGTCTAAGCGTTCCTTTGCAGCGCTGTTCATGAACCAGTCGCCCATGGCGCGGGCCGATTGCGCCCATACGTTGCCGCCGCCCAACGGATTCCAAGCATCTTCGCTTTTCGCCTGATTGCCCGCCGCTGCGGCCTCAGTGGGATCCCCATAAACGGCTGATTTGTAAGCATCCCAGATCGTGTTACCGACCGCCTTAAGTCCTGCGCCCACCATCGGCCCAGCAATGGTGGCAGCTTGCACGCCCGCCGCTAGAGGAACGGTGGGATTGGTAAGGGCCAGATTGCCCCCGCCATACCGATTAATGCCCCAAGCGTTGGGCATCTGGGGCGCCATCGGATCGTAGGGCTGCACTTGATCCGCGTTGACGGTCGCCGGCGAAAAGCTGGGCGCTTGCAAGCCAGTGCTCCCCGTGTCTGGTCGGGCGTATCCGTAGTCAATGCTCGGCGTGCTGGGCGCTGAAACGTCATACATGACGGGTGTGATGGGGGCTTGCGTTTTGGGCGGTCCACTCTGCCACGCGTTCACGGCCGCTTGCCAAGGATCTACGGTTGGTTCTGCGGGGCGGGGCGCCGGCCCCATCACCGGGCGCGGTTGTGGCCCGATTGGTTGCGTCGTCGGCTGAAAACTATACACGGGCTGCGGGGCTGGGGCTGCCACGGGCCGCGGCTGTGGGCCTTGCACCGGCCGCGGCTGTGGGCCAAAGGAGACGTTGAACGCCGCCTTGGCCGCTTCCTCTTTCTTCCGTTGTTCTTCCAACGCTTGCAAGTAGCGTTGCACACTGGCAACCGACGAGAAGTCAGGCATAGGGTTATCCTCTTAGGCCGCGCGAATCCAGCGGGCATTGGGCGCTTGATTGCGGCCCGTGGCCTGCATGGTGGCAATTTCTTTGTCTTGCGCCCAGCGCATCCGTGCGATCTCCATCTCTTGCGCTAGTTGCGCCCGCGCCAATTGCTCTTGTTGCTGGCGATACTGTTGCGTAGCGGCTAACTCCTGTTGACTCAGGCCCAACTGCCCTTGCTCGATGCTGTTGCGCTGGGCCTGCGTTAGTTGGGCAAGGGCGTAGTTTTGTTGCTGGCTCAGCTCGGCCAGGGCCAGTTGTCGTTGTTCGTTAGACAACTGCCCAGAGCGATACATCTGATCAATATCTTGCGCGCGGTTCTGCACGGCAATTTGCGCTTGATTCATCCATGACTGGATATCCAGTTGCCGATTGTCCACCCCGAGGCGTCCCGTGTTGTATTGCTGTTGGATATCCAGGTTGCGGCTGTCGATTCCCAGCCGGCCCTGATTATAGGCGTCCGTGATGTCAAGCTGCCGGTTGCCCTGCGCCAACTGGCCTTGCTGGTTGGCCTCCTGTAGCCGCAATTGCTCGCGCTGCTGCCAATCCTGCAAATTAAACTGGCGGTCTGCCAAGCCCATTTCAAAAGTATCCCGCTGCTGGGTCTGGCCAAACTGGGCGGCCCATTGCCGGGCGGCCTCGTTGGCTTGCCATTCGGCCATCGTTTGTTGGCGGCCTGCAAGCTGGGTATTGAACTGGTCGAGGTTCTGTTGCCAACCAAACTGCTGATTCCATCGGTTCTGTGCTTCGTTAAAGTCCTGCTGATACTGGTACTGATTTTGCATCAGTTGATTGTAGGGGATCATGGCCTGGATATATTCCAAGCCCTGTTCCCGGTTCGCATCCTGCGCAAACCAGTCGAGCGACATCCCCGGCATATTTTGCCAACCGGGGGCTGTGGCGGGCTGTGGCTGCTGCTGCGTGGGCTGCTGCTGCGTGGGATAGGTCGGGTTCCAGTATTGCCCGCCGGATGCGTCTTTCGTTGGCGTTTCCGCGCCCGGCATCGCGCCCGGTTGGTAGGGCTGGGCTGGTCGGCTGCTTCCTGGCGCGCCGCCGCGGGCCTGGCTGGCCGCATTGTATTGATTGGCCCACGGGTTGGCCATGGTGTTTTGATTGTTGGCCACACTGTTACTATAGCTGCCACCCGCGCCGGGTCTCATTTGCCCAGCCTGCGCCTGCGCCCCGGTGCTCAGGTTGTTACTAAGTCCGGTCCCCCACTGGTTTTGCTGCTGGGGCGTTTGCCGGTTCATGCCCATACTTGTATCGTAGGTGGGATATTGTTGTTGTGCCATCTTATCTTACTCCTGGCGGCCTGCCGCCTGCTCCTAGTGCCGCGAGTTCTTCCCCCGGCGGTAACGGGTTCCCCATGATCTGGGCGAACATTTCAGGGGGCATGCCCGGCGATAGCCCCATCGCCTCCGGCGTCATCTGTCCGGCCATCTCTGGCGGAATGCCGCCACCCACCGCCGTGGGCATCCCTGGCGGTTGCACCGGTGCGCCCCCTGGGGGCATCCCTGGCGGCCCCATCATATCAGGGGGCATCCCTGGCGGTGGCCCTCCCGGCCCCGGTGGCGGCCCCATCATGCCCATATCTGGCATCATCGGCGGGGGTTTGGGCGCTGGCGGCTGGGTTAACTGCTCGGCCAACTGCTCTAGGCTAGTACCCTTGAGTAGGTCTTTCCACTCCCCGTTGGGGAATAGTTCGATCAGGCGAAGAATGGTTACATTCTTCATGATCTCCGGATTTTCAAAGGCCATTTCGGCAAAGATGCGGTCCTGCTCATTCTCTGGCATAGCCACCGATAAGTACTTTTCCCGCAAGGTTTGGCGGCTGATGTACTTGCCGTCGGCCAGCCGCACGCCCAGTGTTTGCACCTGTAAATCATCCTGCGGTAGATTGGGACGCAACCGAACCTGATTGTCATAGCGCCCGCCGATGTCCTCAGCCTTCAGTCCCAACCGGTACAGGTCCTCAGTCCCGGCTTGCTGGCCCCATAGATGAACGGTATCCTTGCCGGCAAACTCGTCAACCAGCGCAAGGACAAGCTCATTAATATGAGTAACAAACAATTCCAAGTATTCTAAGAACGATTTAACGCGCCCCTTGGCCGCATCGCTCATTAGGCTAATCCCATACCCAGCGGCCATGTTCCCACTATCCCCATACATGACATTGGGGAATGCGGTTTGTTGTACTCCTGTATCAATCTGGGCCAGCATGGCCTGGAGCACGTTTAAATCCACTTGCGCTTTAATGGTGTCGAACCGAGTGCCGGGCGGGACGGGAACCGTTGCCCCTGGCCGCACTTCAATATCATCGACAATCTGGCCATTCTCGTTTTGCACGGCGACGAATGGCCAGACCGCCCATAGAACCGCTGTACCCAGATTGCTGGCCAAGCGGCATTTGTAGGGCCATAGCTCTTCTAAGCCATGCAGGATAGACATGCCCTCATAGGTCTTGTCTTTCGTAGGGGCGCTGTCGCCAAAGACTTCAATGATAGGAACATAGGGGTAGTCTGTTTCTTTGCAAGGCTTAGCAAATTCCTCATCCACCAAGATGGCGTTCCAGACGCGTCCGGTATTGGGATTGGTCCACCAGAAATCTGTAATCGTGACCTGCGTATCTTCGGTCTGCACGTCTTCATGTTGTGGCTGTTTCCACAAGGCCAGGCGTGGGTATCGCTGCCGAGCGTCGGCGCGGTCGGTGCGATATTTGTGAAAAGCGTATTCCACATACATAGCCCCGCGTTTTATCCCTACATCGAACGGATCTAAGGTGCGCACCAAGATCGGGAAGTTGCGCTTTTGAATCAGTTTGGGCAAATCGTCCTTGACCCACTTTACTTCAGCCGCCACGCGTCCTCGCACGAGGACGAACCAGGCCGCATCATCGAGCACGATCCGGCCCTGCTGCCAGTTAATGCGCTGCCACAGTGCGGTAAGGAAGGCTTTGATTTTATCCGCGCTGCGCTGGGCGGGGTCGTCAACAGCACTAGGCGGGACCTCAATGCGCGGCGTTGTGCTAATGAGGCGCTTTCCCAGGTTTACAATGTTAAGTGGATCGGGCAGCGTGACTTGCTCGCGCCCTTCTTTCTCCACTGCATCGCGCCACTGCTGCTTAAAGCCGGCGTCAAGCGCCCACATTTTTTCCCACTGCTGGGCCAAGCTCTTCCAGCCCTGGCGCTCGCGCTCGACAATCATCACCCGGGCGCGGATCTCATCTACGGTTAGTTTCATGGTTTCCCCAATAAAAAGCGGGCAACCCCTGTAAAGAGATTGCCCGCTGGTACGTACCCGGTAGGTCTTTGGTTATTCGCTATGCTTGGGGCGTTTGGTCCGCTCGATTCCTAGATAGGTCTCAATCGCCCCAAGCATGATTAATATGGCTTGCCTAAGTGCTAACAATAGCACCCGATTTTTCGTATCCTCAGGCATAACTTCTAATCTTTTTCTTTCCCGGCCTGCGCCGTTCCAGCACGGGGCCAAACTGGTCGAAGAGATAATAGCCTAACGCCTTCAGCCCGTGATTGTTCGCGTCGATGGGCGTATTGCTCTCGCTGCTGCCCTCGTTATAATCGCGCCACTGATATAGCCCCATCTCGGCAATGGTACCCATCGCCCGCCCGCCTACAACCCGATCGGAGAGGCGATTACTGAACAGAAGGAGCGGCACTTTGGCGACAGGATCAGGGCGCAGGCGGCGGCGAATCGTGGCGATACTCTCGGCAATCGGAACGTAGTTGGCTCGCAGTGGTATTCCCACTTCATCTAACCAGACCTGCACCTGACTTTTGGCCCCCTGTTGGCGCTGCCGGCCGGCCACGTCGATCACCCCACCCTTCACCGCCTTAAACCAAGGGCGGGCCGCGCAGCGCTCGATCACCTCTTCGGCTATGGCCTCCAGCGCGTACACCTCATCAATGACTTTTACGCGCGTCTTCGGTACAAGTAGGCCAGATTTGAAGTGCTTGACCATGCCGGCGCTGGCTGGCATGGGTTCCCGCTGTATCGCCAGGACCACATAGGCCCGCGTTCCTGGGTCTATGGCTAATTCTACAGGTAGTTTCGGGTCAAAATCAAGCGCTTGCACATGCTGCTTTGTGTTGAAGATGCGGAAAACCAGACCTTGTGGTTTATAGGGAACAGCGCCCACGCGCTCCAAGAATAACTCAGGGTCGTTGAGAGCGTCCTCTAGGTCGATAATCTTTGGATCCGTGCGTCCGCCGGGGAAAAGAAAATGGTTGCTCCAAGAGGGTAGAGAAAAGGAGCGCCCGCCCTCGACGTTGGGCGCCTGCCATCTGGCCCACTTCTGTGGATACCAGGATAAAGCGCCTTCAAACGTGCCAGACATCATCACGCGGGCGTTATGCTCCATCGCCCGCTCAGCCAGTTTATCAAACGCCCCTTCGGCCTGCCGCCCCATCTCCACCCCAAGCAGCACATGAGGCGCAAAACTCGACAGCGCCGTCAGATCGTCGCTACTTTTCGTCTCGACCCGAAAGCCCCAGGCGGTTTTGAACATGCGCGGCCCCCGCTCAGGGGCCGTGTAGTGCTCAATGAAACCCAGTTTGTGGATAGGCTCAAACAGATACCCCCATTCGGCGGTCGCATCAATATAGTTCGGCCCGACAATCCACATTAACCCATCTTTGATTAACGTCTCCTCAATCGCCTTCATCGAGAGCGTTTTACTTTTCCCGGCGCGCACCCCGCCCGCCATGAGCAATAAGCGCTCGGTTGCGTCCATCACTTCCCGCTGGCCGTAGCTGGTCGTAATAAGTTCGCCCTCAATGCCATGCACGGGGAATTCCCCGACAGTGGGGGTGTAGCCGGCGGCCTGCCAGCACAGTTCGCGCCAGGTCCGCTTTTCTTCTTCGTTCGGTAAGACTATCATTTACATCCCATGCGGCATGCAGAGGAGGAAGATCGCCGCCACGATAGCGGCGATCACCCATCCGATTACCCTAGCGGCTTGGCTTCTTTCCACCTTTGCCGCCTGTCTTACCCCCTGCACCGGGCTTGCCCCCTTTTGCCGGGGCTTTCCCCTTGCCCTTACAGGTGCACTCTTTCATGCTCTTCTTGCACATCGGGCATTTTTCCATTGCCATTTATCGATTCTCCTTATAGTGCCTTAATCGCTTCCCCGATCAGCCACGCCACTGCCACCACACCACCCACCGCCAGCGCTGCCCAAAAGGCCAACACCAGTTGGTAGGCTACAACCAACATCCCACGCACTGCCAGCCCCGCCTTATACCACTCATCAGCTTCTAACTTCGCTATCTGCTGCTCGGCCAGGTCAAGCCGCTTCTGTAATGCCAATACCGTCATCATCACTTCGCCATCGCTCATACCACAGACCACCCTTTTTTTACTGAGGGAATACTGATTTTTTACTGATACAAAGCCCAGCCCTCGCCGGCATCCTTCACCGCCAACTTCTTCCAGTCTACCAAGCTGGCGTGCTTGGCTTCATGGCTCAAGTGATTCAGATCATCCAGCTTGGCCCCGGCTTTCACCCGCTCAGGCTTGATGACGTACACGGTTGTTGTTCCATCACGCAGTAAGTAAAACATGGTTGCTATCCTCCGAAATAACTTAAACCTATTCATAGCCACCCCAATACCCTAGCCGTAATTATGGCGATGCACACCGACCAAAAAAGCAGCGACCCCGCTAAACACCACGCCAACCAGACCGGTGGCCCCTCGGTTGCCGACCCACCCGACGCCGGACGTTCATCTAGGAAATTGACCACGGCCAGCCGCCCATCCATGTCCCGACTATAGGACTTGATTCGGTGACACTGACATACCGCCAGCCCGCACCCGTCACACACGACAGGCGATTCTAATAGCTCGTCGTAACTGTCCATAGCCCCCCCCCCCGATGTTTTGACCCAAAATTGGCGCGATAGTAGGTTCACCGATAATCTATCTCTGTATCGTTCTTCGCTGAATTGCAGCTATGACACAACGGTTGGATGTTGTCTATGTAATCCGTGCCGCCCAGGATTAAGGGCTTTACGTGATCTCTCGTGAGCGCGATCGCCGGTTCCTGTTTCTTGCACCGTAGACAGGTATAAGCATACTTGGCCTTGAGCGTTTCCCATTCCGCATCTGTGTGCGAACCTTCGGCCCCCTTGCGTCTTATCTTGCGCTCTCTTGTCTTTTGCTTGTAGTACGCTTTATACCTTTGGTGTTTTTCGGCCCGATAGGTGGGTAAGCAATCGTTGCAAATCAGCCCCACCCCGCGCGAAAATTCAGACTTGGGCTTAACCTGCCCGCACCGCTTACACGTTTTGGCCGTCGGCTTCTGTACTCGCTTGCTTGCCGCTTTCCGTCGCCATGCGTCACGCTGTATCTTTCGCTGCCTGCACTGATCACAGCAATACTTATCACGATTATCGGCAGGAGTGAACCACTTGCCGCACTTCTCATTCCTGCACTGGCGTTCTGTTAGTTCGCCCTTCTGCTCGCGCCATTCCCGCTTGCGCTCTTCCGTCAACCGTTCTGCGTTATCAGCCCCCCATTGCATCTTGTATGCTTTTACACAGGCTTTGCAATAGGTCTTATAGATAGGCGTTCCGTCTTTGCGCCGACCGTTGATACCGAACTCACTGGCCGCTGCTTCTTTACCGCACTTGGTACAGTTCTTGGTTTCCATAATAGTATCCCCTTGTTAGACAAGATTTAACTATTACTATTGTACCACGAACCTACCCCGATTTCCTAACCTAAAAAGCGTGCGGATACACCTTTAATGTAGTGTAGTTGAGATGTAATATAGTATAGTCCCCTTATCGTATCGTCTTAGTCTCATCCCATCCCCCACCCTACCCTTCTCTTCTCTCCCTCATTCCTTCTGTTCCCCCTGCGCCCCCGTGTCACTCACGCCCTACCACCTGCTGCTATTTCTGTGTCCACCGTCCCCCGTGTTTTTCGTGCCTTTGCCCGTTGTTGTGGCTACAGAAAAATAGAAATAGCTTAATTAAATGATTGTTTTAATAAGCTATTCGACTGTGACCGCTACCGACTGGGCGACTTGCGCCTTTAGTCGGATGGTTTCCCGCAGGTTGTCCAGCAGTTTCACGTACACCTCCTCCGCTTCCGGCTGGCGCTGGGTGGGTAGGCCGACCATGTTGTCTAGGTATAGCTTGGCCCCGGCTTCCTTCGCCCGCCAGGAGGGATGATAGAGCAGGTACAGGATGGTGTCACTAATCAGGGTAGGGTCTACGTTGGCGGCGATGTCGTCCAGCACCTGGCGATGCGCCTCTCGCCGGTTGCGCCGCCCGCCCTCAGGGTTGCCGCTGGCCCCCGGCAAGAACCGCCCAGCCTTATCCCTGCCTGCGCGCACGATTACACCGTCTCCTCCGCTTGTCTCTTCCGCCATTCAACCCCCTCTCTCCCGCTCTAATTCACTGGCGATCATCAGCATAACCCGACCGTCAGACCAAATCAAGCAGCTTGCTGCGTTGTAAGGTCGGGCGGTCGATTAGAACAGGATTGCTACAAAATTCGCCAAATTGGGGGATTGACACCTTGAATTAGGTATGATATAATTCAAGTAGGAAAGCAAACAGATAAATGACAGGAGGAAAATACAATGGCTATGTTGACAATCGACGATATGCGCACGGTGCCACAGTATATGCAGTTGCCTTGGCAGGTTGCGAAACGGATGTATCACGAGGCGTGTAGTGGATACGATGCTATGGGGTGGGAAGAAGGGGAGTCAGAGGAAAGCGATGGCGAATTAATCAGCCGCTACAGCAAGGGAGGGAAGATGGTAAAGATTACCTACACTGAACTAGACTAGCCTGATACCATTGCAGCCGGCAGCCCCGGCCCTTAATCCAGCCAGCGCCGGTGACAAGCCCGGATAAATGGAGAGTCAAGGGATAGACCAATCTATAACTGTTGACTGAAAGGACAAGCTCATGTTAACGACCGTATTTCTGCCCATCGTTCTAACCGTCGTTGCCGCCTTATTTCCTGGCTACACCTACACCCAAAACGAGGGTGATATTTGTTGGGTCACGCGGCAAGGGGTGACTGAGGTTCACGCCAGTGACGATGACGCATGGTGTGAGTACACGGTTGAAGCTGGCGAAACGTTTACCGTCGCCGTGCTCGACGCTAACGGCCAGATGGTTAGCCGCACGTTTACCGCCGCCGCTGAACCACAAGAGTACAACGTACTGAAGTAACACCGACCACACCGCAGGGAGCAGCCCTCCCACCCTTAACCCAGCCACAGCCGGTGACAAGCCCGGGTAGATGGGGAGTCAAGGGGTAGAACAAACAGACCGGTCACGAAAGGACAAGCTCATGACCACACTCACGAAGGCGCAAGCCGTCCAGCAATTGCAGGTGCTCAGCCCGGCGCGGTATATCGTCGTTGACGACATGGGGATCCAGGTAGGCGACCCCTTC